GAGTGATAAGGCCAGTAGATGAGACGCTTGATGTGACCGTTGAGATAGTTGGCGGTGTTGAGAAACGAACCGATGGTAAGTTGATTAACAGAAGGTAGTGAACCAGAAGTGCCTATAGATTCAGAAGACCCATCAATTGTTCCAACAAAATCATTTTGTTTATAGGAAAAAGCGAACCGTGACACACTACCAATTGCAAAGGTTCCAATGGTATTATTGGTTTGAGTAACGCTAGCATTTCTAACACGATATTGTCCCGCTGTGCTTAACCTAATGTAATCACTAGACGCACCTGCATGGAATATTACAGGGTAACTGTCGTAAGGGTCAACATTTCTTACCATTTCTCCATAAACCGTCCCCTCGCTCTGGTTGTAGAAGTCACTAAAGTCACTGCCGGAAATCACAAGGTCGTCAGCGGCTCGCGTCACGGTGGAACCTGATGTCGGTATGACGCTTGTGCTTACTGAGCCTTCTTCAAGCTGGCTTCCCCATAGATACACTTCGTCGGCTGTTGTGCCAAACTCGTTTTTAATAACTATAAAAGCATCACTGTTATTAGACGCTGTTGTCCATGTCAGATTCGTAACCCGTTGCCAAGTGCCATCGAATGTAATTGTTTGAGTGCCAGAACCAGAAAAACTTCCTGTGGTTGCTCGTTTAGCTTGCACCCTTATAGTCTGACCGCCCGTTCCCTTGATGTAAATCGACCCTGAATATTGCGTGGAACCACTTACACTTGTGAGAGGACAGTGGGCTTTTTCACCGTCTCCGTCTTGTATATTAGAAATCTTTGTCGAATTGTTAGTCCCATCAGGAGCTTCAAAGCCCGTTGTTTTTACTGCTGTTCCTGATGCGCTAAACGAATTTGAGTTGGTCACCAAGTTAGTAGCACTCGGCTCCACCAGAATCAGCGGCACTCCATCAACGTAATCCACGCGCACCGTGTCAGCACTGGCGGTCGCTATGTTACCGTTAACATCTGTGTAGGTTGCCACTCCTGATCTCGTAGCTGTGATAACATTAAGCGTATCAGGCTTAGAGGGATCGAGGTCAAGCGTTGGGTTCTCTAGGGTTCCAATCATGGAATCCCGAGCGTCAAAAAGAAGATAGGGGTCCAGCTCGTTGGGGTGAAACTCATTCAAGTTACTTAGCCTTTGCGTAAGCGGCCTGGTTAACGGAAGCGTAACACTCCTGTTGATGGCAGGTCTACTTAGCCAAGGCTTCAAGCTGTCCTTCTTCTTCGACATATTCTAGAGATAGATTGGTTTGATAACAACCTTCACACTGAAGGAGCTACCGGCACCTGTAACATTTGCGCGGATGTCTGACAAGGGAGTAGTGAACAATCCACCACCGTTACCAGTGAGAGTTGTGTCGTCACCCAAAGCCACCCAAGTGGTCCCGATCTTTTGCTCAAGGCTGACGGTGGCTCCGTCGAATGTCCCGGCTACAAAGAATCCACTAGGTGTCCCGGTCCCTGTGTTGACTGCGGGTGTGGTTGATGAATCAAAGGCACCAGCACCACCGCTTAGGTTGGCATTAGTGAGTGTTATGTCTGTGCTAAAGTTTGGCATATCGTGTTGTTAGTAGTTAGAGGTGTTAACGCCAGTGCTTGAGGCTGTTCCTAAGCCACCCATGGTTGGTCTCCGTAACACAAGGGATGCAGCACCACGTTTCTTCTTTTGAGCAGCCCCAGATTGCTCTGGTTGTTTGACTGTTTCAGCTACGGCTGTTGGGGGTGGTGGAGATGCGGGAGGCTCCGGGGGCTTGGGGGTCTTGACAGACATGCACATGGGTTATTCGGGGGTAAGGAATTGGTTCTCTAACTGGTCTTCGTGAAGGGTCTTTAGAAAGTTAACAAGTTCTCGCTTCCCCATATAAAAATCAATCTCCCGAAGCGAATCGCTAGGGGAGAAATCTTTGCTTGGCACGCGGTCGTCCAAGAACTTTATAAGGTCATCTGGGATGTTAGGAATGTAATCACTCATGTTGGACTTTCCTATTATGGTCCTTATTTGTAATACAACTTCGTTCAAGGTGGGCTAAAGCACGCCAAGCAACAGCCGCCCACTCCCCCTCAAGCATGTGTCGGAGCATGGCATCAAGCTCATCCTTGGACTTACTCATGTCCCACCATATCTCATCTTCGGGGTGGTGTTGGATGTTACCTTTGTAACTTTGTTTGGCTACTTCCACCAAGGCATGGGGAAAATAACACATCAACCCACGATACAATGGGATCTGTTTACGCTCCTCAGCGGTGCCTTCGATTGTTATTGTGTTGGGGTCCATAGCTTTATCTCCTTTGTTTCTTTGTTGTAGTATCCATCTCTAAGGATGAAGGCCATCCGGGCATTGAGTAGGGCATCCTCCTCGGTCATCCCAGCTTTCTCGTAGGTGTTAACAACAGTCTGCCACTCCACTCCATCCTTGTTAAGGATCTTTTCGGCTGTCTTTAGGCCCACCCGTGGGACACCAAAGTATCCATCGGTTGCGTCACCGGCAAGGGTTTGCACTAGGTGTTGGAAGTCGGCTTCCTCTTTTGTTATCTTTCGTAGGTCATCCTTAAGGAAGTTATACCACGTGCAAGGCACAGTCGCGAAGTCCTTGTCACCACTAACAATAATCGAACCATCGGGATCACGACTACCAATGATACCTAGGACATCGTCGGCTTCCAAGCGGTCCACCTTAAGAGCCGTCCACTCATCACAAGCCCAATCCCGGAGGTCATTGATGCCTAGGGGTGATCGCTTGTCCCGGCGGTGTGCTTTATACTGTAGGTTGATCTCATGGCGGAACGTGTAGCGATCCGAGAACACCATCGTTATCTCATCACCGTTGTCTTCGTATGCGTCGAGGATCTCACAGATACAATCAGTCACCATGATAAAGGAATCCTTGAGGTCACTGAAGTCAGAGTGGACTGTGAAGATGTCATCGTCCCATCGGATCTCCTTCTCGGCTGCAAAGGCAGCACGGTAAAGAAGCATGTCGCCATCTATGTATATTTTCTTACTCATCGTATTGGTGTGCAAGTAAGGACTCCGCTGCCATAGCTCCAGCCTTGTAGTTTTTATACTCTAACGGTTCAATCTGCTCCAAGTAAGGGTTGTCGGTCCAGTCAGATGTTTCTCTCTGCACCAACACGTTTCGGAATCCATCCCACCAAACAGGATAGTCACCCGAAGAGAGTTCAACCGTGGCTTGCTTTAGTTTCTTTTTCCATTTTTTCATAGATCTTTTTAGTGTGTGTCTTTCCAGGTTTTACCAATGCTATACTCACCGTCGAGTGGGCAGCGGAAACTTAACAACTTACCAGCCTTGGCTAGTGAGTCACAGAAGAGTTGACCTAGTTCCTTTGCGTGTTCCTCAAGGCAACTGAACTGGACCTCGTCGTGGATGTTACCGTGGAGTTCGTAGGGGTGAGGTGCATTCTCGTTAAATACAATGAGTGCCTTCTTCATCAGAACAGCTCCGCTTGACTGTAACAAAAGATTGCATGCACTGTGTGCCGAGCGAACCGGGAGTCGTCTTCCATCCAATCCCCCAAGCCATTGCTTACCTTTTAGAGCTTGCTCGATGTCTTTTTGAAGTCGCTTGATGGAAGGAGTCTTTCGCATGAACTCGGCCTTAAGTCGTTTACCCTCTCGTCTACTTCCACCAACAATAGATCCAATCTTCTGGTCACCGGCTCCGTAAAGGAACGCGTAGATGAAAGTCTTAGCGTGGTCACGTGTAGGTAAGCCAGCCGCCTGTTGGTTAGCTGTGTGAATGTCCCCTTCTAGGATTGTCCTTGCGTATGCTCCGTTATCGTAAGGGTGCAAGAAGTGGGCAAGTGCGCGTAATTCCAAACCACTGGCATCCGCACCTACTAACACTTTCCCCTCCGGTGCTGTGAACAGATCGCGACACTGGGAACCATAGACTGCACGTGAAGCTGGAACTTGGGCTACGTTAGGCTTGCTGTGGGTGCATCGTCCGGTGACTGCGCCGTTTGTATTGACCTCACCGTGGATGCGTCCGTCCTTGACTAATGTTAACCACCCTTGGCGACCTTCGGCTACCTGTCCTAAGCGTTTGCTGATAAGGAGATACTCCAATAACAACTTAGCCTCGGGTTTATCTATATGCTTAAGGACTGCCTCATCAATCTTAGGGCGCTTACCTTCGAATGCCTCCGGCTCCCATCCCATCTTCATCAAGCGTTCTGCTATCTGGTCCCGGCTGTTAGGGTTGAACGGAATGGTCTTGGTTTTGTTACCAGTCTTTGCTGCCTTGTCTGCGAGAACTTGCTTCAACTTATTCTCCTTGAGGACAAGCTTAAGGCCACCCTTGGTTGCAGCCGTGTAAGTCTTACCATCTACCTCAACTGTCCACCCCTTCGGTGTCTTCATCTCCTCAGTGGTTGACGGGAACATGTCTTGTAGTTCGTCCCGGAGTTCAGCCCGTCGTGCCATAAGTTCTTCGGCAAGCTCGTTAGCTTTCTTGATGTCGAAGGGCCACCCGTTAATCTCCTGCTGTGTCATCAACTCCGCGAAGTCATGCTCAAGAAATAACATCTCTGCTGATGGCTTCTGGGACATGAAGTGAAGGAACAGATCCACCACCACATTAACATCCTGCTCACAGTAGTCTTGCATCTCTTGGCTCCACTGGGTCCAGTCTTCGGTGGCACCGTGGTCATCCTTTTCGTTACCCAAGCGGAGACCCCATGCCTTCAAGCTGTGCCGTCCACGTAGGTTCTTCGGGAACTCTTCGCCTCGCCTACAGTCCTCCGTAAAGAGATCGGGGTGCATGACTTGGGACATGACCTTGGTGTCCACGACCCGTGCTGTTATCTCATAGCCTAGCTTTCGGAGTGCCGGTGCATCAAAGTTGATCGCGTTGTGACCACAGATGTTATGGCTTGCGTTCAACATGGCC